TTCATCAGCCCTTTTTATTTTATTAGTCCTTGAACGTGTCCTTGTTAATTGTTTCATGTAATTGTTTCTGGCATTCTTCATTTTTCTCAAAAGAACTTCCGCGATAAAACAAGCTATTTGCACACGATGCTCCAGCCCCACAAAAGTATAGCTGTAATAAATATGCCAATTTTCAGAGTGTCCCTGATATCCGTATGCCGACTTACATCCAAATGCATCAGCTATCATACTGGTTAGATATGATTCGTGTTTCGGCGGTCTCTCTCCGCTATTACTCCTGACATCTTCTTCAATGATTTCAAATTCACCCACGTCATTACGTTTTATGCCGTGTTCGATCATCAGCTTTTGCGCCATCTCAAGAGCAATGGCCGCTTCGCTGGCGTTAGGTGATTTTGACAAAGCAAACAATTTTTTAATTTTCGCTTTGATTTTGTCTAGCTCGTTCATCATTTTACTCCTTTTTATTTTTTGTGAATAATGTTGCGAATATGGGTTTCGGTGTAACCATATTCACCGCTTAGTTCGCGGTACGATGATCCACTTCTGAATTTTTTGCGGATGTCGTGATAGGTTCTATTTGTAAGAATATTTTTGGAGATATAAATAGTTGATCCGGCGAAGGCTTCAGCTATTTTCCACGCCGCTTCAGAGCCAACGAGTTCTTCTATGAGTTCAAAATCGCTCCAATCAGTTTTATCATTTCCAAGCGGCGGCTGTTCTAAAAGTTCCGGTTTCTTCATATCTGTGGCGTTATCACTAACTTCAGGGAGATCGTCAAATAGATTTTTTTCTTCAGGAGAATTGTTCACTAACCGTTCCTTTTTCCTTTCACATCCTCATCATCAAATAATTCCCTCTGCTTCAATTCGGCGAGCATCTCTTCCAGCTTGTTCAGGTTCTTTTCGTATTTTGCGAGCGTTGCCTGTTTCACTTTCAGTTCATTGCGTAAATCGCCGATCTCGATCCGCAACCATGAGGCCAACTCCAAGGCCTTCTCTGCGGTTTTCCGCTTAAACAGATTTAACTGAAACATTTTCCAGCCTCCTTCCGGTTGCCGGATCAAATCCGGCTTTTTTCATCATTTTTTCCAGCGCGAGGATCACCTTCTGTGCGAGTTCAACACGGAGAAACCGTGGGTGATCAACATGGGTAATGCGTTTTATAAATGCGCGTAACGCTCTATCTGAAGGGTTTCGGGCGCAGGTTTTCCACATGACTTCGATCTTGGCGCGTTGTTCCGGCGTTCCGCCCCAATGGTCGCCCCACTGCGGGCGTGGGTTTTTCCGCGCCGTGCTTTTGAAGCCGAGGTTTTCAAAGGCTTTCATAACGGCGTTAAACTGGTATTCATATTCCAGTTCCGCCGCGCTGTTGATCCCTGCGGCTCCGTTCAAGATAGCCCGGTATGCATCATCCGTTATGCCGGTGTCTTTTTTGGCGATGTGGATCATGGACAGCTTGGCTTTTTTGTTTGAGATTGGAAGCGGATTTCTGGCAGTGTTATTCATTTTGCCTCCAGTACGCGCTTGTTCCATGCGGCGATTGCTTTTTTCTTTTCAGCTATGTCGTTGGTATATACAACTAATTTACATTTTCGATTACTGCACCCAATCTCAAATAAATCACCATAGCTTTCATCTTTTATAAAATAGGGTTCCCCTCCGCAAAACGGGCATGGCTTTAATTTTTCATTCATCCCATTCCTCCTCTTGTTCTTCTTCAAATTCGCTTGCAATATCACACGGAAATCCCTCGCATTCGGTTCCGGTTAGCTCACAACCATAATTTCCATCAAACCAAAATTCAGCATACGGGCAATCCATTCACGACCTCCAATCTGTAAATCGCAATAACATTAAAGACACATTAGATTCGTATAACATAAGGGCTACACCTAATCGCCAATCAACCCAAAATAGCAAACCTAATGCGGCAAAAAAGCAAATATTCTCGATAATTTGAATAGCTTTTAATGACACCTTCAATTTTTTCATTGCGGCCTCCAATCCTCGTCAGGTTCGGCATAGGGAGTACACGCACAAACTACGATGCGATTTTTGTATGCTTTGTTTTTTCCAATGTGATGCAGAAAGCATAGAAAATTCCATATTTCCCACTTTCCAGATACTTCGTTCAGAAGAAATACCGGCCCAGTCCAATCTTCGCCGTATTCCTCTTTAAATTGTTCGAATGTAGGATGCTTGTAGTGGCAATGTATACACCCCAAACAAGATGCTTTACCGAATTTATTTTTGTTAATAATTGTTCGAGTGCCACAGATTTTCGGTGAATGTCCCGCAGTACAATAAAAATCTTTGTCAATATTACTTTTCATTCTCTATCTCCTTTGGCTGTCGTTACCATAAGGAAATAAACAAGAATGGCGGCGATATTTCCGCCTAAGAAATAGGCGTTATTATCCGCATCACATACCGCAAGAAAAACAGTAAATCCAAGAAAAACACACATGGCAATTAAAATACGCATGGTGTAAAACAATAATTGTTTTAAACTATTTTTTAATGAAAAATTGTCGTTATTCATAACTTCGCTCCTTTGGCTTGCTCATCAGTTCCGCGCCGCCACACACGGAAGACAGTGAACCGAAGGGGGACAACGATTCACCGTTTCGCTTTTATGCGACTTGCTCTTTGAGAAGGGCTTTGTTGATCTCCTCTTTGTCCGCTTCGCAGAAAAAATCGTCTTTGACTTTCCGCACGGAATCGACCTGGGCTAAAGTGTCATCATCCAAATTAGCCATCGCCTCTTTGTCCGGCTCTTCCTTGATGCGGATGTATTTGTCAAGTTTCAACTTCCTCAACAGTTCCAGCGTTGTTTTTTTAACGCTGATGGACGTGCTTTTCCGATACCCGAAACTACCGAAGGAAAGCTGAACGCTCTTTTTATCTTTGAAAAGATCGTCCCTGTTGTATTCCGCATAGGCTCCAAGCAGGGATGAGTCATAAGTAATCCGTTCACGAATGCCTTCTCCCTCTTTTGCCGCCACTGATTTGATGTCGGCGATTTTCTTGTGGGCTTCCGCATCAATGCCCTCAAGTTCTCTTTCCAACAACCCGATTTCCTTGAGAACCATGTTGGCTTCTTCAAGGGTTTCAATTTTCCCAACTTTGGGTTTTAATCGCGCCATGTTTTCCTCCTGCGCTTAAAAAATTATTTTCATAAGGGCAATGCCCAAAATCAAACCGATAATTCCTGTACACCAGCCGAGCCAAAAGGCTTTTGGGTTCTCTCCAACAATCAAAAAGATTTTGTTCATAGCGGTTTCCAGCCTTTCCGCTTTGCGTAGGCATCCAAATCTTCCTGCGCTTTGGCAAGCGTTTCACGGATGGGAAGAGCGGGGGATTTTATCCGGTGTGTTCCCTTCCCCTTTTTTTGCCGAACGGTCAACCATGTTTTTCCGTTAGTAGCAATACCGGATGAGACAAAAACTCTTATACCGTTTTCATCTAGGTAGATTTTGTTAGTTGTCATTTGACCCCCTAATAAATTGGATATTTTGATACCCATTCCCGTAACGCCAGCCCCAGCCTGATACAAAAACCGATATTATGGCGTTCCCCAAAGTCCTTGAGAGCTATTGCCCTCCGGTAAATAAATCCAACCATAGTTCCCCTCCTATCAATTCCACATGTGGCATCTGCAACCGTATTTACACCGCTCTTGTTTTCTCCAGTATTTTCCGCATTTAGAAAACCGCATAAAAACATTCGGAAACTTAAAGCACAAGAACCGTATTAGCGGATGTGATGATCTTAGTTTCATGACTCCTCCAGACTTTCAACACTTGAAATTATCTGAAGGGTACGGTCATCACTGTACATATCTATGATCCCTTCGTGCGCATCTTTCAGGTCAGCGGCCCCTGCACGTACAGTGTGTTTTTTACCGCCAGCGATAAACCGAATTATGAAAAACTTCCACGGCTTGCGTTGTACCATATCGTTACCTCATCAGCAGTTCGCCGGCCTCGGCGATTATTTCCGCATCCGGCGCATCGGCCCTGTTAAGACCCATGATCTGGTGGACGCGCCCCATCAGTTTTACCAGCGTCCGGGTTGAGCCGTTAGCTGTTTGAATAAATGCGTCCATTGTATCTTTGGGAACGTCCTTCCAAACTCCGGCGATGATTTTTTCCGCATCTGATTTTTTAAGTTTGCCGAGCTTTACCAGAACACCGATGCGGCTTTGCAATTGCTGGTGATCGTTTCGCAGGTTGCGGATTTTGAATTCAAGGTGGGGAAGTCCGACCAGCACAACTCCGGTTTTGGATTTGTCATTGACTATCCGCCTGACAAGTTCAAGCGCACTGTCGGAGAGATAGTCCGCTTCATCAATGATCAGAACGGCATCGCGCCCGGTCAACGCTTCAATAACGCGCTCCACAACTGCGTTCTGTCCGCCTTTAGCCTCGACACCTAACGCTCTGGCGATTTCGTTCATCAGCGTTATCTGTGAAAAACTCGGATCGACTTCGATCAGCAGAGCGGAATGGCTTTCCCTCTCGTACTGCCGGAGAGCCGTTGTTTTCCCGGTTCCAGCATCGCCGATAATTACGGCGATATCCGCCTCGTCCTGCGCGATGGTGATCGCCCTCCGCATTTTTTCAAGCGTTGTGGTTTCCGCGACCGGAACATCCAGCCGATCAAGCCGCCGGGCTTCACGCTTGAGCCATGCGTCAATCTTTTTTTCAAGGGTTTTCACATCGCCGTTATACGTCTTGCCCTTGTAGGCGGAGATCACTCCGCTTGAATAACCCAAAGCCTGCGCCGCTTTCGCTTGGCTTATCCGTTTCCCCTCTTCAGGGGAACCAACCGTGTCGAAGAACTTTCTGTGAAGTTCTTCATCAAAAATGTCACTCATACAAACTCGCTCCTTGTATGCTTAGTTTTTTATCCGCCTCAACGAGACGGGGATTCCCGTTAGTCAACATCGAATATCCCCCTGATTTTTCTTCTTGGAGTTTTCGGTGTTTCAACAATGGACAGCACTGATGAACGCAATGGCAAACCATTCACAACCAGCCGTTCATCCCGTTCATTAGCCGCATTATTGACTTCCTCTGCCATGAGTTCGGCAGGGCTTTTTACTATCTGTCGGATTTCAGATGCGTCTTTTGCGTATTTGGAAAGGTGCGCCCTGGCGGAACGCTGTGCCGTTTTTTGCGCTCTCATATTTTCTTCAGGTATGCCAAAATCTTTTAGAACATCGCTCTCTGCATCGAATAAATATGTGCGTTCAGGGAGGCTGTATAGAGAGACGGTTCCTAATTTGTCAATGTCGCGCCGGACTTCTAATTTAGAACCGATGTATTGAACCATCTGCGGATTGTAATATTCGATTCCGTCAATGGTAACACCGTCCTTTTGAACAATACGTTTTTCTCTTCGAGTGAAAATATATCTTCGCATCTCTTCGGAAATTTCTTTTCGCGGCCTGCGGTTTTCTTCATAGACCTGCGCTGGCGTTTTGCCGTCCATGCCCTGCCCGGTGTGATGCCACTCGGTGTTATACCACTCGACATATTCAGCGTAACGGCGGCGGAGTTCATTAAGGGTGAGCGTCACTTCAATTTTGTCGCGCCCATTTATTTTGCCCCAGTATAGTTTCGCCTCGTCCGGGCGAGTGGCGGTATTTGATCCGACATAGGTCTCCATCCGCTTTTCAAATAATTCAATGTCCGTGCGGAAGGCTCTTTCAATTGGTTTTGATTGTCCGCGATAGGGGATGCAAAAATGCGCCAGAGTTCCGCAGTCATGGAGAACGCCCTCAATGAGATCGCACGTCTCTTTGTCGAGTTTCATTTTCCGTTGTTTCCATGCGTTACCTGCAAACCAGTGACTGCGGAAATCTTTGCCGTTGTCGATCAGCAAGTTGTCAAAAGTTCCGCAGTTTTCTACAGCCATGCTCAAGGCGCGGAGAATAGTCAGGGTATTCGGTATAATGTCGATATGCCAACCGCAAATATATCGGCTCCGCATATCGTCAAAGCGCGTAAGCCAAGGCCGGAAGATTCGTCCTTTGTACTTGATCACAAAATCGAAGAGGTGATGATCTCCCACGCCCCATTCCATTGATTTGAAGAGGGTATAATCGCGCTGTATATACGGATCAAAACGGTCATGATAAGCCTTCTCTCCCATGCGGTAAAATGTTTTTACCGACTGCGGAATTTCATTATTTACATATCTGTTGATGACCGAATAATTTATATCGTAACCGAATTGCTTAATGTCACGCTCAACAGTTCTGATGCTTGGTTTGTGGGAATCAAGGTAGAGGGCTTGGATCAATTCTTTGGCTCGTTCATCAAGGGATGCGCCGAAGCCGCCGCGCTCTGTTTCATACTGCGGTGCGAGTCCGGCAATTCCCTTTGTCTCATAAAGTCCAAGCCATCTGTAAAAACTTGACTGCGAGGATATCTTTCCAAAACTTCCAAGCTGGTTTCGGATTTCGGCGGCAATAACGCCGTTATTATATGCAGTTATAAACTGCGCGACTGTAAGGCCGGAAGCGCAATAGGCTTCAATAATTTTCCGCCGGGCGGCGGCGATTTGCAAATATTTTTCCGGCGTGTTTTCAATAGTTTTAACTTCCCCGATCTTGGCTCCGCGCCCGGAGTACCGGGGGACATCGATCTTTTTATCGGGCTTTGATGCAGGTTTTAATTGGCTTTGCAGTTCTGTTAAAGTTGTTTTAATACTAGCGGCATAAGCGGTTTGGATATCTTCCGGCAAGTTCGTTATGTGATAACGATGTTCTTTGCCGCCCCGGACTGCGTAACTGCGGAATGACCAATTCTCTTTTTGTGATCTTTGAATGATCCATCCTCTTGTACAGGATAATAATTCAGTGATCTCTCTGACGGTCAGCCATTTGTCTATCATACTGAAGACTCCCGACCGACAGCATGGTTGATATGCTGGACAAAATCCGAAAGCGATACCAAATGAAAAACGTGTCCTGTTGAATCCTTGAAACAAAATGTATCAATCTTTTGGTGATAACGGACAGTTTTTATCGTGGAATCCATTGCACGGAGGAATTTTTCCAGATACATTGCTATTGCTGTTTTTTTCGCTATTTCTTTTTGTTCTGGCAACAAGTTTTCTTTCATACCGCCTTCCTTTCACCGCTATTGATAAAAGCATCAGCCCATAAATGCTTATAGGATTGATAACCAAGCATCTCGGCAATGACGGCTCCTACGTTTTCAGATTTGCGTTTCCCCAAGATGACCAATGAAACGAATTGGATTGTACAGTGGGCTTTTTTGGCGACCGCATCGTATTTGATGTTGTGGAGATCAAGCTGGTATTTTATCCAGCAACCTTCTGGAGATACGGGCTGTTCAAATGACTTTTTCTGTGCCATAATAAAGGTGCTCCTTTCTCGCTTATGCGAGGATGGTAATGAATTGCAGGAAACCGGCTCGCTCCCGGCCCTGCAATTTTTTTCTGTCGGTTGATTGAAAAATCAACCGATAATCCCATAATAACCCAATCGGGTTATTTGTCAAGTAGTTTTAACTAAAAAGGGATAAAATTTTGGAAAAAAAGACCTTATCGGGTTATTCTCTAAGAATTCGGGAAATAAGAGAGGTTTTAGGCCTTAAAATCGCCGAATTTGCCCGAAAATTAGATATTCCAAGGTCAACACTGGTAGGTTGGGAAGAGGGAAAAGCTGTCTCAATTGAGGTATTAAAACCGCTTGAAAAATTATTTAATGTAAATATGGACTGGATTTTGACTGGTGAAGGGGAAATGCTCCTGTCGCCCATACCAGCCAAAAGCGAAGGCTATAAAGTCCCGTTACTGAATCAAAGGGTTTCCTGCGGTGAGGGTACTAATTGGGAAGACGAACAAAACATTGAAAGTTATATAGACGTTTTTTCCATGATACCACAGCACAAACTTGGGCGTCTGTTCGCGCTTTCCGTGCAGGGAAATTCAATGATTGGGGCAGGTATAAAAAATGGCGATTACGTTCTTTTTTGCACCGGGGACGATCCTGTTTTTGATGATGATATTTATGTTTTTTCACTTGATGGGGAAGTGTTTTGCAAGCAGTTAGAGTTTGATATAATTTCAAAAAAAATAAAAATTTATTCTATTCGTGTGGCGGATTTGGAAAAGGCGGAACTTCTCACGACACTAAATGTTGAAGACACAGATTTTGCCGACAGATTTCATATTTACGGACGTGTTTTTTGTTGGCTACATCCAAATTTAGGAGATGAAAAAAAATGAAAGATTCTTTTTTAACCCAATTTTCAGATAAGGCAACAAAGGCTCATAAAAAAAGCGCAGATTGTTTTAAGGCTCAAAATTATTTAGGGTTTCTGGCTGGACATTTTGAGGAAGGATATTATCGGACACTCGCTTATACGGTGAATGGAAATGATCATGAAGCCCACAAGAGCGAAACGGGGGAGCCTGTTATTGATATATTCTGGTCTTCTTTCAAAATTGAACAAAAGGGAACCAGCCGAGTAACCCAAGCACTTAAAAAAATGGGGAAACTTGACAAGATACCCGAAATAGAAGCGGCAATCGAACGATTTTTTAATGATATATCCCTTGACCTTATAACGTTATCTAAGAAATCCACGGAAATTTACCGCATCCTTATGAACATGGGGTCTTGGGAGAGAATTGAGAAGGGGCTTACCAATAATATAAATAATGAGGTGGATGCGACAGACAAATTGTTTATTGAGGACAAGATCAGTATGGGAATCATAAACCGCAGGAAAACCCCGGCAAACATCAACCGGCTGATAAAAGAAATTCAGGATATTCTTGCTTGACTACTTGTTTTACTGATCGCTTTCATGAAATTTCACACTGATCACTTTCACTGATCGCTTTCCTCTGGCGGTATACGCTAACTCTTTATGTTATATAGACTTAGAGCCATACTGATCGCTTTTTTCAAGTTTGAATTTTCACTGATCGCTTTCAATGGGATTTTATCGGAGCCGCCGCCTAGCCTGTACCTTCAATTACCTATAAAACCCATTAAAACAAGCCGAGAAACGGCATTTAACGCCAATTGAAGCCAATTAAAGGCAATCGCGCCGCCGGACGATATTCGCGCTTTTTCCGCTGTTTGTGTGGGTTTTTCGTCTTTTTTCGCGCGGCTTTTTTTTGATTTTCGAGGGTCTTTTTTTGCGCTAACTCTTTACAGGATATAGACTTACGAGAGCCTTTTGAGGTCTTGTGCAATTCCCAATCTTGGAGCTACCCCACAGGGGAGCGAGGGTGATTTTCATTGAGGGACAGAGCTTTTGGGGGGAGCAGAGGCGATTTTCGTGGGGACAGAGCTTGGGGGGGAGCGAGGCGATTTTCGTAGGGGGACAGAGCTTGAGGGGGGCGGGGGCGATTCTCGTGGGGACAGAGCTTTG